AGGTTCGCGGGCCGAAACTCCACGCACCGATTCATCGAGGATGCGTGTGCATCATTACCCCAGAGAGAGATTGACCATGAAACAAAAATCTGTCGTGCGACCATTCAAGATTAAATCTGTCGGAGAAGACGGCACCTTTGAAGGGTATGGCTCCGTTTTCGGTGTGGTCGATTATGACGACGATGTCGTGGTCAAGGGCGCCTTTGCCAAGTCATTGGCAGCCCACAAGCTCAAAGGGACCAGGCCGGTGATGGCCTGGCAGCACGATACCCGCCAGATCCCTGGCGTGTGGGAAGAGTTCGTCGAGGACGATTACGGCCTGTTTCTCCGTGGCCGCCTGCTCAAGGACGATGTCGCCATTGCCCGTGAGGCCTATGCCCTGCTCAAGGCTGGCGCCGTTAGCGGCCTGTCGGTTGGGATCAGGGTCGTGGTCGACGAGTACGACCGTACCACCTATGTACGCACCATCAAGGAAGCTGAGCTCTGGGAAACATCGCTGGTCACCTTTCCGGCCAACGATCTCGCCCGGGTTGAAAGTGTCAAGTCCATCAGCGACGTGACCGGCCTTGAACGTTTCCTGCGCGATGCAGGCGGCGTCAGCCGGAAGGAGGCCAAGGAGGTCATCCACCGCGTCAAAAGCAGCCTGCGGGATGCCGGCCACCGTGATGAGCTTGCCCATCTTATCGAAAAAAATATCCAGACTTTTGGAGGTTAAACATGCCCGAACTCGAATTGAAAGAACTGCTCGAGAAGCAGAACACGGCTTTTTCCCAATTTAAGGAAGCAAACGACAAGCGCCTCAAGGCCCTGGAGTCCAAAGGGACGGTTGATCCTCTCCTTGAGGAGAAGGTCGACAAGGCCAACAAGGAAATAGGCGAGATCGCCAAACAGATGTCCGAGATCGAGAAAAAACTCAATCGTCCGCGCGGTACCGGCGCCGGTGATGATCGGCCTGAGATCTCCGAGCATAAGGCGGCCTTTGGAAAGTACCTGCGCCGAAAAGGGGCGACTGATGATCCCGAGCTCCAGGATCTGGAGAAGAAGGCTCTCAATATCACCACAGATGGTGATGGTGGCTATGCAGTGCCCACTGAGCTTGATTCCGAGATCCTGCAGCTGCTTCGTAATGAATCGCCCATGCGCCGGATCTGTACCGTGCGCCAGGTCGGCACCAGCGACTACAAGAAACTGGTGAGCTTGGGTGGCGCTGCCTCTGGTTGGGTGGATGAGGACGATGCCCGCCCTGAGACTGATACCCCGGCACTTGCCCAGGTGACGCCGTTCATGGGTGAGATCTACGCCAACCCTGGCGCCACTCAGCAGATGCTGGATGATGTCTTTTTCAACCCTGAAATGTGGCTGGCTGAAGAGGTTTCCACTGAATTTTCCGAGAAGGAAAACCTGGCCTTTCTGAGTGGCGACGGCTCCAAAAAACCCAAAGGGATCCTGGCCTACACCAGCGTCACCACCGCCGATGCAACCCGCACCTTTGGTCAGCTGCAGCACAAGGTTGCCGAAGCGGCAGCAGCCATCACCGGGGATGAGCTGATCGATCTGATCTATATGCTCAAATCCAAGTATCGAAATGGATCCGCGTGGATGATGAACTCAACCACCATGGCATCCGTTCGCAAGCTCAAGGATGGAATCGCCGGAAATTATCTTTGGGCGCCAGGAATCGCTGCCGGTCAGCCGGCGCAGTTGCTCGGCTATGCAGTCGAGGAAAACGAGGACATGGCCGATCTCGCAGTTGATGCAGTGTCGGTAATGTTCGGAAACTTCAAGCGCGGCTACATGATCGTCGATCGAATGGGAACACGCACCCTGCGTGATCCGTACACCAACAAGCCTTATGTCCATTTCTATACCACCAAGCGGGTTGGCGGAATGCTGATGGACTCCAACGCCATCAAGCTGTTGAAGCAGGCTGCTGCGTAATATTTGACCATGGCGGCCTCAGTTGACCGAGGCCGCCTGATGTGAGGTGAATATGCCTTTTGTGAAAATTGAACAGGATTGCCGGGTTCTTGGCCATGGATTTTCTCCCGGGGAAAAGCCGGTTGAAGTGGATGACCACATTGCAGCCATTCTGGTGAAGGAAAAGCTTGGTGCCGTGGTCGACGCTCCTGCAGGGGATGCCCATGATACTGGTGATGGCGGAGCTGGCGGTGGGGATAAGACTGGTAATGGTGCCGGTGGAGAGAAACTGTGAATCGGATAAACAAGATCCTGAAACCAAGTGATCATGAACCTGGAACTGGTCACCGCTCCAACATCATTGCCTGTTGATGCCGCAGCCTTCCGCCGGCATGCCTGGGAAATCTATGACCAGGACGCCGATAACGATACCTATATCGACGAGCTGCTTGAACGGGCGACCGGGCATGTGGAGACGATTACCAGCCGCAAGCTGGTTTCTCAGACCTGGCGCGGCTACCTGGACGCCTGGCCAGTGGGTGGAGCTCCGATCGAGTTGCCCTTTGGCCGAGTTTCTGAAGTGACCAGGTTCAACTGGCTTGGTGATGACGCGGTTGACCACACGCTCACCGAAAACACCAACTACGCTGTTTCCGTGGTTGGGTGGTTTCCAAAGGTGGTTCCCATTGGATCTTGGCCGACCGGAAGTCTCTTTGTGGTGGATCCAATCCGCATAGAGTTTGTCGCCGGGTTCGGTGAGCCTGTATCGGTTCCCAGTGACCTCAAATCAGCCATCCTGATCCTTGCCGCCCATTGGTACCGGAACCGGGAGATTGTCCGGATCGGGAACATTGTCAGTGATATCCCAAGGTCGTTCGATGCCCTGGTTGCTCCGTGGAGAATCATGGGGGTCTGATCGATGGTTATGCCTGAGATCAAGGTGAATGACAGAGTGGTGCTGGATGCATTGGCCAGGTTGGCGAAAAAGGCATCCGATCTCTCTCCTCTAATGCAGAGAATTGAGAAGGAGGTGTTTAAGCCGGCGGCAGAGTCTTCCTGGTCAAGATCTGGGCTGCAGTCAAGAAGCGGGGCTCTTAAAAATGCAATCACCCCGTTTTCCGGGAAAATGAGCGCAGGAGTTGGGTTGCGGGCAAAGGGTGGTCGGCGGGATAAGGGTCTCGTTTTTGCCAAGGCTCACACCCACACATTTGGCCGTAAAAAGTGGTCGTCAAAAAGAGCTGTCTTCAAGGCAGGGTTAAGAATGGGCAGTAAAGGGAAACTGAAATGGAGCAACAAGATAATGGCTAGCCGAACATGGAGGCAAGTCAAGTCTCCATGGGGCGATATCCAGGCCAGGCCCTTTATCCCGTCAGTGTCAGACATCAGTGGAAAAAACGCAAAAATCATGAAGCTGATCGAGGAGTATATCAATGCTGATGCTTCGTGAACAGGCAGAGGCGATTCTGGAGAAGTTGCGGGATATTCCTGGGCTTAACTTCGTCGACCTGACAGAGGAGATCGATGGCGAGGCTAGGAGACCAGTGGTGTATCCGGCCGCTCAGCTGGTTCTTTCTGCCGAGCCGACATCATTCGACCAGAGATCGATCAGCGCCAAGACAAGTTGGACGGTGCTGGTGATGGCAAAAACAATCGTCGGCGAGCATGGGTTGATGGCCATGGTTGATGCGGTGCTGGATGCATTGAGCGGCTTTCAGCCTGTTGTCGGCACTGCGCTGCTTGCACCGACAAAGGTCGAGTTTATTGACAAGAGTTCAGGTATTGCCGCGTACGCGGTGACCATGGCGACAAGGCAAAATGCCGGCTGGGTTGCTGGCGCAAAAATTTAAAACTATTGGCCAGCAGGCCGGGAGTATCCACTCATGTTAGATGCGCAATTCGGATTGATCGCAGCAGGCGATCTGTACATGGATTTTCTGGACTCGGATGGTAACTCCACCGGGTTCCAGTTGGCTGGAAACTGTAAGCAGTTCGCGCCCAAGGTCGAGACCGATGTCAAGGAAAACAAGCTCAATGGCCGCGACACATTCGGCCTGACCGCCGAGTCCTTCACCCGTATCACCGGATCGTCGCTCTCGATGACCTTCAACCGCTACGATCCGAATATCCTGGCAGCAGCCTTTATGGGCAGCGCTGTCGATCAGGCCGCAGCGGCTGGATCGTATACCGCCACGATCACCGCCATTGCTGACCGATGGGTCGAGACTGGAGAAACAGGCCTGGATACCTGCGTGGTCAAAGATGAGACCGATACCACCACCTATACCGTTAACACCGATTATGAGGTCAACACCCGCACCGGCATGATCAAGGTGCTCTCCACCGGGACTATCGGCGACGGAGACACCCTGCATATCAGCGGCGATACCCTGGCCAAGACAGGATCCAAGATCACCGCCGGCACTCGGTCCGTGGTCAACGTGGCCCTGCGGCTTGACGGCAAGAACCTGGCCACCGGCGGCAATGTCCTGGTGACCGTGTGGCAGGCCCAGCTCAGGAGTGAGACCGAGTTCGACTTCATGGGTGAGGACTTCCCCGAGGTTACCCTCACCGGAACCTTGATCACCCCAACAGGCAAGACCTGGCCGTTCCATATCCAGTAATTGAGAACCTGATGCAAAAAACAAAAAATGTTCAGATCGGGCAGCAATCGTTCACGCTCAAGGAGTTGCCAGTGCGCGTCGTGCGTGAGCTGGTCAACGGAGATGACCTCCAGGCATCCTGGCTGGACCGCTGTCAAAAGTTGCTCAAACTTGGGTGCCCTGAGCTGGATCCGGAGACGCTCCTTGATATGTACCCATCCGAGATCGAGGAGCTGTGGCGA